CATCACGTGAACGTCGACGACCTCAGGCGGGGAGCGGACGCGATGCGGGACCGTAAGTAGCTGTCATGTCTGCCATCGCCATCTCCGTTGCTTTCCAAATGCGAACGCTTTGCATCCCATCCAATCGGAGGCTCTGCCGCTGGCGCGGTGAGCATTTCGATCTTGAATGTTCGGCGCTCATCCGGAATTATCAGCCGCGTCCGTCGAATTAGCCGTTCGGCGGACGAAACATCCAACTGGAGAAGGCGATGGCCAAACCTGGCACCTATTTACTTTCCCGAGTCCTCCACTGCAACCCTGCGATTCACCGCGACATTGAAATCAATCGAGCGCCCGGCCGTGAGACCTGGAATCTGCTGCAGCAGTACGTTCCTGTCTCCGAGGGCAAAGCACATCCGCCGATAGACGAGTTTCCGGTCGGAAACTCTTCGGCAGCGGGAATGCCCGCCGTCGGGCGCTCAATTGATTTCACTCTCGCCATTCCTTTTCTTCTCTATGGCGCCCCTACCGAGATTCGAACTCGGGTCTCAGCCTTGAGAGGTGCCGCCCCTGAGAGTGTTCCCTTTCGTAGAACTAACCCCACGAAAGGAAGTGCCCCGTGAAGAGCGATCAGATTAACGAGCTCGCCTCGGCTCTCGCGAAAGCGCAGGCGGAGTTTTTGGTTCCCGAAAAGGACTCGGTGAACCCGCATTTCAAAAACAAATTCGCATCACTCCTCGCTATCGGAAAGGCGACGCAGGCGGCATTGAGTAAGTACGGGCTCGCGCTCAGTCACTTGCTCACGACGGGGAAAGGCGGGACGGAATTATGCTCGCTACTCATGCATTCGAGCGGGCAATGGGTCGGAAGTGTCGCGCCGATAAACCCGCAGCGAAACGACGCGCAGGGCATCGGCTCGTCGGTCTCGTATATGAAGCGGTACAACGCGCAGGCGCTACTCAACGTTGTCGGCGATGACGTTGAGGACGACGACGGAGAGGCTGCCGTCGGTCGGGGCCGCGCGGAAAGCCCGCCGCCGCCGAACGCTACCCCGCACGAAGTGATCGACGCTGAATTGCGAAAATTCGCCACGGCCGCACCGCCGAAGCCGATCCTCACCGTCGATAAATCGAAAGTGCCCGAACCGCGCGCCAATGGAAGCCTGCTCACTCCCAAACAGATCAATCGCTACTTCGCGATTCTTCGAGACTCCGGCGTACCGCGGGATGCGGTTGAGGAATACATGCTCCGGGAATTCAAAAAGGCGGCGCTACCGAGTCTTTCCTGGGAGCAGTACGAAAAAGTGTGCGACTGGCTGAAATCGCAAACGGCGCAGCGGGGGTAACGATGGCACTCGGGGGGAGACATCGGGCCGTGTACGCGTGCCCTCTGTGTGGAGGGGATTTCCTTGAGGTACCGGCCCACTATCGACAGCGGGCCGCGAAATCGAAAAACGGGAAAGTCTACTGTGGGGCTGCATGTTCTGCCGACGCGCGCAGTGGTTATAGCGAGGGCGATTGGTCGTTTTTGAAAGTGATTTCGGAAAACCGAGCGCGAAGGCGAGCAGCGAAATGAGCGCGCTCGCAAAACCCTCCCGCCGCAAGGACCGCAAACTCCTCACCGGCGTAAAGTCCCATCCCTGCACGGCCTGTGGGAGTCGCCGTGAAGTGGATCCCGCTCACGTCCGGGGACGGGGAGCCGGGGGAGGGGATGAGGAGTGGAATGTGATGCCTCTCTGCCGACTTCACCACATGGAGCAAACGGCCATGGGATGGGACCGGTTCGCGGAACGCCATCCCCTGATTTGGTTATGGCTCGTCAAAGCCGGGTGGGGATTTGAAGGCGGGAAACTCCGTCGTGTCCCTAAGGGTGGAGGTGAGCGGTGAGCGAGAAGGAACTCGACGAGTTTGAACGCGACGACTGGGTGAACGGTCTGACGGCCGAGGAACAAATGCCGATGGTGGAAAAGATTTCCATCGTAGAGCGCGTGACGCTTTGGGAGGACCACGCGCACCGCCACGGGTATCGACCCACGTTGCAAATGCTGCTTTTCGAAGACGGCACCGCAGCAATCGAACTCAACGTTCATGGGCGGGTGACTCGCGAGCGATACGTCTTTCCGTTTATGGAGAGGGACCGTCTATGAAGTCCTACGTGCTCATGAGCCGAAAGACCGGGCACCTGTTCGAGGGAGTGCGCGTCGCGTTTGTCAGCGAGGAACAGGAGCTCGACGCGCTGAAAGGATTCGCGGTTGTGCTAGTGGGCGAGGAGCGCGGATGGCTTTTGTACTGCCCGGACGCGATGGGCCGGTTCTGGATTTTCTTCAACGAGCCCGGCGTGACGGAGTGCTTCGAGAATTTGGGAGAGCTATGACCTTCGAGAGCTACTACGACGAGGTCGAAAAACGAGCGGAGAAGACCGTTCAGGACTACGACAAGTACGGCTCGCCGCTGGACGTTCACGGTCGCGCCGTCCCCATTCTCCGCACCGACATCCCCGCGCTCGTGGCGAGGTGTAGGGCTCTCGAAGCGGCGTTGAAGCTGTCGCATCAGTGTCATGAAAACCTCTACGCCGCTCATTGGGGGCACCTCGGACTAACGGCAGCAACCGACGACATTTCATACCGCGAAGTTGAAGCCATCCTCGCCGCCTCGCCGAAAGGGGACACGGCGCCATGAGTGAAGTGTTTGGCCCGTTGGATTTTCTGCCGGACCGTGTCGCGCGAGGCGACGTTCGAGTGCATCCGACACGGGCGGCAGAACGCGCCAACGCGAAGCTCGCGCCGCTCGTCGAGGCGTTGGATGGACTCAAGGCGGCGTATGAGGCCCCGACCGTGCTGACGTATGGCGGCTCGATAAAGCGCGTCCTCGCCGCCTACGAGGCGCTTAGCAAGGAGACCCCATGATTGACCTCACGGCACTTAAGGAGCTGGCGAAAGCCGCGACGCCGGGGAAGTGGCAGCACAACTGCCATGGGTACATTTACGGCGAGAAGAATAGCCTCGTGCAGGGCAGTGGCGACGCCGACCAAGGGGCCTTGATTCGAATCGAAGACGCCGCGTTCATCGCCGCCGCCTATCCTTCCACGGTCCTAGAACTACTCGCTCGCCTTGAGAGAGCGGAGAATTTGCTCGCGTCGATAGAGCGGCGGGCGGGCTCGGCAAGCCACGCCTCTGGATATACCGACGCAACGGAATGCGCCGAGTGGGTTCGCGCCTACTTCGCATCGGAGTCCTCGGTAGAGGACGGGAAAGGACCGGGATGACCATTCTTCGCGGCCACGCGGTCGATCTCTTTCCGGGACTCAGCGGGGGCCTCGACCTCGTCGTGACCGACCCGCCCTACGCATTCGGCGGGGGCGGTGCCGAGCACGAGCTCTCGGCAACGGTCGCCGTCGCGCTTCGGGAGTGCGCGGTTCGCCTCAACCGCGACCGTCACATGCTCGTTTTCTGCGCCTCGAGCTGGCGGTCGATAAGTTACATGGTCGAATCACTCCGCGGCCTTTGCGTCCCCGCTCGCGTCGGAACCTGGGTCAAACCGGCATCCAGAACCAAAGTCGCAACGGCCGGATGGAAGTGGGCGAGCGTTTCCGTCGTCGTTTTCAAAAAGGGACGGCCCGAGGCGCCGACCTCCGCCTCGCTCGACCATGTGCTCGCGGAGCCGGTGAAAAACGGGCGGCGCGCACAGCTTCCGCAATCGGTGTGTGACTGGGCCGTCGCTCCCTACGCGGTCCCTGGCGGAACTTTCCTCGACCCGTTCGCCGGCTCCGGCGCTCTCGTCCAGGCCGCGGAGCGCGCGGGGATGCGAGCAACGGGATTCGAGATTCAGGAGTAGCCCGCATGACGAACCTCCTCAAAACCCTCGCCGCATTATTCTGGCCCGCCTTCGCGTGTCGGCACGGGTTCCATGTTTTAGAGGAAATGAGGTTTCCCGAGGGATTCGATTTCAAACAAACGCAAATTTGCTGCGGCTGCTACGCGATGTTCACGGTGAAAAAGACCGTGGATGTGATGACGGATTTGGAGAGGAAGCCATGAGCGAGCGATGCCCCTGCGGCGACATCATTCTCGCCGACACTGAGAGCTGGGAAACGCCGCTCTGCCACGAGTGCTGGGTACCCTTCACCCGAATGGACATTCGGAGACTCTGCAAGGAGCGCGACGCGTATCGCGAGACGTTGGAATTCATCGTTGCCGGCCCGCGATTCAAACGCGAACGACTCACCGTAACCGACTGGGCAGAGGCCTACGAGGAAGCAAGCGACGCAGCCCGCGACGCACTGGATAACTTTTCAAAGGAGAAAAAATGATCGCGACTCTCATCGCAACGTTCTGGACGTGTACCGCAATCTCGCCGTTAGGAAAGATTTACGAGGCGAGCATGCCGACCTTGGACCAAGCCCGTACTGCGGTCATCACCGACTGCAAGAAGACCGAGAAGGCGTGCATTTTGACCAAGTGCGAGCTCACCGGTGGGGATGGGGAATAGTTTCACGGGCGGCCCGCCCTCGCTGCCGTTATTTAACCCACGGACGGCGGGGATGGGTCGCCCTCTTCGAGGCCTGTGAGCGAAGCGGTCTGGGAATAAACAAACCTAGTCGGGGATGTTGAATGCACCTAGTCCGCTTCGCTGGCCGGCGGCTCGAGGTCCTTCGGGGATAAGCAAGCCGAGTCGTCGGTCGTTTGATTGGGATTTGGGAAGGGGTTTTGGGATGGGGAAGGTACACGTCTGCATTCTCAGCTTCGAGAAGCACAATCCGAAGCGGACGGATCAGAAAAGGTTCACTTGGTTCCGCACGGAAAACCGCTTCGCGCAGAGCGAAAGCCTCTACGGCGTAAGCCTCGAGCACATGGCGATATTTTTCATGCTCGTGGGGCTCGCTCAGGAGCGCGACACGGACACGATCGAGTTCGAGTCGGGATGGTTCTGCTCCGTGTGGACCGGAGGAAAGCTAAAAGAGGAGCAGCTCCTCTCGGCGCTTGGAGCCCTGAACGGGAAGGTTCTCACAGCAACGGGCCTCGAACCGGACCCGGTACAGACATGTAACGGGGATGTGCCGGGGACGGCACGCTACGAACGAACGAACGATACGAACGAACACGCGCCTCGAAAACGTCCGCAGACGGAATGGCCGCCGGAGGTCGAGGCGGCGTATGCGCGCTTTCCTCGCAAGAAGGGCAAAACGGCCGGGATGAAAGTGCTCATGCGGGATCTGCTGCCTGAGGACTACCCGAACCTGCTCGTCGCGGTGAGCGCCTACGCCGCGAACGTGATTGCCGAGAAAACCGAGAAACGGTTCGTGCAGTACTGGTCCACGTGGGTGACCGGCTGGCGCGATTGGCTCGAGCCCGACGCGGGAGCGTGCGCGACCGACGGCGGCGAGCGCGTGTACGACTTCGGGGGCGGCGATGCACGCGACTGAGTGGCTGGAAGAAAAACTCGATAGGCACGTGCTCGCTGGCAGCATTGCGCCGTTCGGCGTGAGTTATCTCGACGATGCGCTGCACGGCATTTTGCCGAACGATCTGGTTCTCGTTGGTGCTCGCACCGGTCGCGGCAAAACGGAACTCGCGACAACCATCGCGCAGGCGGCGTCATCGAAATCGCGCGAGGTTGCCTTCTACGCGCTCGAGGCCGACCGATGGGAGATACACCGGCGGCTCAAGTACCGGAAGCTCGCCCAGCTCTATCACGTTCACTATGCGGGGACGTCAGGAGCGCGTCCCTTCCCTCGATACCGTGATTGGCTCGTTCAGGGATTTTGCAGCGAGTGGGACGCGATTGAAAAAGTCGCGGAAGAGGAGCTCGCGCGGGATCTCTCTTCGCTCCGGCTGATTTACAAGGATGGTCCGTTCACCGTTGAAAAATTTACCGGTGAGTTCGAAACGGTATCGAAGGAAGTGGACCTCGTGATCATCGATCACCTCCACTATTTCGACTTCGGCCCGAACGAGAGCGAGGGGTTGAAGAAGGCGATTCACGCTATTCGCGACGCGTCTATTCACCGCGGGAAGCCGGTGATTCTTCTCGCGCACTTGCGAAAGAGCGACCGGATGAGCGGGAAAACGCTTCCCGATCTCGACGATTTCCACGGGCACTCGGACATCGTGAAGGTAGCGACGACCGTCGTCCTCCTCGCGCCCGCGAAACACACGACCATCGGCGCATACCCGACGTACTTCCACATCGCGAAAGCGAGGAGTGCAGCGGACACGACGCCCTTTGTGGGAGTGCACGGTTTTGATTTCAAGACGAACAGTTACAGCGAGAAATATTTCATAGAGCGGGCGAGTTTTGTGACCGACCCGGAGGCCATCGATGACCCTGGACAAATACCTACGTGGGCAAAGAGATCAATCGGAGCTCGAGCGAGCATGCCAGCTCCTCGACGAGCGGCGTCGCCATACGCTTCGGCGGGCGGGCGGGACGATTGAGGGTATCCGGTCGATTCTGCGCCGGGTCGTTCTCGGCATGGTCCCCGACCTCACGCCCGATGAGAAGTGGGCGGAACGTCTCATGACGCTGGGTTCGGGTGCCGGGCTTTGGGAAAAGCTCGAGACGGCATTTGCGGCGGCGCCAGGAAACACCGAGTCGCCTATTGAACGGGCATTCCTCGCAGCCGTTTACGTAGAGGCCGACTACCCTGAGGTCCGACGAGGGGCGACCGGGGCTATTCTCATTCACACCCCGTTACCCGGCGGCGTCGAAATCGAAGTGCAAAAACCGCTCGGTAGGTACTTCGCTGATTTTCTCATCGCCGGAACGGACGGCGGGCGGCGACGGACGCTTGTCGTCGAGTGCGATGGGCATGAGTTTCACGAGAAAACGAGGGAACAGGTGAGCCACGACAAACGCAGGGATCGGGAGATTCAAAAACTCGGGCACGCGGTGTTCCGTTTCAGCGGTGCCGACATTTGGAAAGACCCGTTCGGCTGCGCCCGCGAGGCAGTCGACTACGTTTCGGAGGCCCCATGAAAACCCCATTCAAGCCAGGGGACCGCGTAGCGGTGTACACCGGAACCGAGTCCGCGGCAGGCTGGCGAATCACGGGAACAGTAGCGAAGTTCCCCATCCCCGAATGCCCCGGGGTGATGGTGGACAGAGACGATGGACGCCGACAAACGTATCACCCGAAGCAGTGCCGGCGCCTCGTGAAGCGAGAGCGGAGGCGGGTGTGGTGTCACTACTTGCAGGCGCCGAACGAATCGAACATCGGCCGGTGTTTCATCCGCCCTACCGAGGACCCATACAACGTCGATGAGTGGATCGAATTCGTCGAAGTCCCCCGAAAGGCGGGGCAATGAGCGAGGCAATCCAGGCGGCGATTGAGGATAGCCGGGCACGGGAGAAGCACCGGCACGTTCCGTATGGCGACCTTCACCGCGAGTACGCCTTCCGCGAGGCACTGGCCGTCGCCGGGGAGGCGCTCGGCCGAATTCGGGAGGATGCTCTCGACGTCGGGCTCGAACTCTACGTGCACTCCACGGCGCGGAAGTGCATCGCAGACATTGAAGCCATCCTCTCCGGCAAGGAGGCGACGTGATCACGGAATGCATGGTGAAGCCCGCGGTGAAGACACTCCGACTGCTCGCGGAGCGGCGAGACATTGAAAAACTGCGGCGAAAACTAGGCACCGATCTGCCGGCCGTCGAAGACCCGGAGTCCCCATGACCGCCCTCACCTTCGCTCTGCTCGCCTTGGTGTGTGAAGTGAAAGCATCGCATAGGGAACTCTCGGACCTGCTCCTGTTCGCCTCGATTGTCTCGCTGGGTTTGGGATGGGGGTATCGGCTGCGGGAGTGGTGGACGGACCCCGTGCGGGTATTTAGGCGGTTGACGAAGTGAGCAACGCGCTGGAATACGCGAAGGCGATGGGCGAGCTGCGGGAGATAGTCCGAGCGGGAGACGAAAACGCGCTCGGCTCGTGGTTGTCTCGCTACTTCAAAACGTACCGCGCGAGACGAAGAGTCGACGATACCGAACTGTTGCGCGCTCGCAGCGTGGACGAGCTGAAACAGCATCACTCCGAATACGTGAGGAGGTCCGTTGCCGAGGGAGTCACAAAAGACCTCGAGGTGATTTGGTGCACCGAGAGCGCGTTGCCGATGCGCGGCTCGTACTGCGAAGCGGAGCTGACTGTCTTTTCGCCCGGAGGCCCCATGACCTCGCAACCCCCCCGCTCCGTCGGCTGGCACTGCCCATGTGGAGCGGTGAATAACAAAAGCCGGGTGGAATGCAGGAAATGCCAGAAGGCAATACCGGCCGGCGTTGCGGTGTCAGGCCACGGCGGACCTAGAAGCGGGAGCCGGCAAAAGTCGGGACGGGAAAAGACGGGATGAAACGTCCGCGGCGCTGGCACTCGTGGCCGCGCTCGAATGGTGGGGCTGGCGTTTGCCCCCGATGCGGCACGCGGCGTGAAGTAATGGCGATGCCGAGTGGAACCGGGCGTTGGCACTATCTCAGCCCCGGTTCGACAGAGTGGGGATGGAAGAGCGTGCCGCCGTGCCGGGACGAGGTCGGTGAAGTATGATCATTGGACCGCATGGACTTTGGAACCGCACTTTTAACGGCGCTCGAAAAGGGCGGCACGGGGGCCGTGATTGCCGGCATGCTCATTTGGTACCTGAAAGCGCGCGATTCAAAACCGGAACCCAAAGCCGACGCGGAGCCTCATGCGAGACCGGGGCGCGTCGAACGGTTGGAAGACGCTATCCTTTCGATTGCCACGCAGACCGGGCGGCAAACGGAAATCTTAGACCGGCAAACGGACTTGCTAGAGAAGTGCGCGGACGGGCACAGCGATACGAAATTGGCTCTGGCGCGGATGGAAATGAAACTCGACGCCAGGCGGATGAACTAGTGCCCTACCTCGTGGCATTGGTACTTCTTTCCGGCTGCCACGTGACTCTGATGAAAATCGAGTACTGCCCGGCAGGCCCGACTATCGCGGACGCCATCGAATCATCATCGGACGCCCTGGTGAGCGATAGCGAAGTGGTCGGCGTCGCCGAACCTGCCCCCCCAACTGCACGAGTAGTCTGCGGTCGATAACGACTCCCAGAACTCTCCCATGGAGCGGTAGTCGTCGGTCGTGACGAGAAGCTTCCCATCGCGGAAGAGATTGAGGTCAATCGCGAGCCTCAGGCAATGCAGGGAATTGACGATGCCATTTCCCTCTTTCGCGTAGAGCTCCGCTTGCTCTTTAGTTCTCCACGCCTCGCCGAGCGTTACACTCACTCCTGCCGTCCCCACGGTATGCAAAATGAGCCGCGCGACGAGGGTGGAGAAGACTTTTTGCTTGTCAGCTAACGATAGCGCCATCGGGTTTACACACCCCGCCAGAGCAAAGGGCGTTGTAGTGCTCAGCACTCGCCATGAGGTTCTCGGATGGCTCAGCAGTTTTGCCGCCGATGAGTTTCAAGATGGCGTCGGCGATAGGAACGACCCACGGCCATTTTTTCTCTAGCGCCGGAAGCCCGATTTTCATCGCTAGCCGAGCAAGCATCGGAAGAAGAAGAGTAAGGAACCAGGGCATGGCGTTACCCGACCTTTCCGTTGATTTCGTCTATCTTCGCAAGGACCACTTTCTCGTACTGCGAGAAGAATCCGAGCGCGATGTCATCGATGGGTGTCGCCGATTCCGCTGCCGACTTTTTCAGCCACGCATAGACGCGGGTGAACGCCTTACGGGCTGCGACTTCGGCCGTGTCTTTCGCGAGCACGAGGCCATCGGCTTTTAAACTCTCGCCGAGCTCATTCAAATCGTAGGCTGCCATGGGGATCTCCTTTAAGTGGGATCGCCGGGCGGGGCCTCCTGCTCGCGGCGCCACTGATCTAATTCACTGACGGATTTTGGCTTCTTGCGTTCGCGGCGCCGGAACAAAACGCCGGGTGCGGGTGCGGTTCCCGCTATTGTCTCACCGTTTGGACGGGAGAAGTACCTAGAGCAATAGAGTCCTGCGGCGATGAAAAAAGCAGAGGCTATAAGCCCACTTATGAAGCCGAGCGCGAACACCAGTCATTCCTGAGAAGTGAAATCATATGCGAATGGATGAATCGACCGTCTCGAAAATATGATTCGCGAAGCTTCCCTTCGAGTTTGAATCCGACCTGCTTAAACATTTCCATGGCGGGATTTTCGTCGAACACCTCACCCCAGATGCGGTTAAGATTGAGCGCGGTAAATCCGTGGCGCACAAGCGTTTCGAGCGCGTCGAGCCCGTAGCCCTCTCGTTGGTATTCCCATCCAATGTAGAGCGAGAATTCCGCCGACTGATTGACGTGGTCTATCGACGTTAGCCCGCACACGCCGACGTCCTCGTGTTTCACGCCGCCTACTACCGTAAACATTCGGATGGTGCGGTCATCGGCAATACGCTTCAACCACGCGCGGTGATCCGACGGCGTGATGTCCGTGTGCTGCCGGCACCAGCGGTTTATTTCGGGCGTGTTTCGCCATCGCCTAGCCCTGGGCGAGACGCGCGCCTCTAGATACGTCCGCCCGTCGCTGTCGGGCCTATCGATCACCCCTGCGCCTTTCGGATGGCGAGGAGGCAGATTTCGGGAATCGAGAAATTCTCAGGGAGCCCGCTCTCCTTCAAAAACGATCCCAGCTTCTCATTGAAAATCCCAGTATCCGCCTGGAGCTGCGCCGTGCGCTTTTGAATGTCCTGGGACTCCTCGACGAATTTCAACATCTGCTTATGGAATTCAGTCATGACCTTACCTTTTCTGCATAGGGCGCCTGCGGCATCTCGCCTTCGAGACTGACAGAGCCCGTTTTGATACGGCTTACGATGTCAGAGACCGTCGACAAAACCTCGTCGACGATTTCCATGTGAGGGAAATTGAAAAAGAAACTGGGACCGAAGAGTAGTCCCGCTCTGCACGCTTCCTGCATGAAGAGCGCGCGCATTTCAGGCGTTCCGGTGAGTTTCGACCGTGTCGCGTAGCCTTCGAGGCCCACGACGCCGGCCGTCGTCTCATTGAAGCGACCCATAAACTTTTCGCCGGCATCCCACAAATGCTGCACGTTGTAGCGGCCGGAGGTGAGTAGTTCGAGCGTCTTTTTCGCCGCCGCCAGGGAAAGCGTCTCCCCCGCGAACGTCGAGGAAACGAAGTAGTCCGATTCCATGCTGTCGCGGCGCCCGCCGACGATGGAGAGCGGCATTCCGCCGCCGAACGCTTTTCCGAGGCAGATGAGGTCCGGCTCTATGCCGTATTGTTTTGCGACGGAGAGTGCCGGGAAGCGGAGGCCCGTGATCACCTCGTCGAAAATGAGGACGGCGCCGGCTTTCGTGCAGCTCTCCCGCAGCTCGCGCAGCCACGCGATTCTCTCTGCGGACGCGTCGGTGATAATCGGCTCGACAATGACTGCGGCGACGCTGCGCCAGTCATGCGCCATGAACGACGAAAGGCGAGAAATGCACTGGGAATAGTCACCAACTCCACTGGCCGGCGGCGTGAGAGAAACGAATTCATCGTGCCAGCCGTGGTATCCGTCGCTGAGCGCGCCCGAGAGCCCGGTCGACGCTCTCGCGATGCGGAGAGCCGCGGTGCATGCGTCGCTTCCAGTCTTGAGGAACCGCAGCCGCTCGACGAACGGGAACAGCTCCCGCACTCGCTCCGCGAGCTCGACTTCAATCTCAGTCCCGAGCGAGAGCGTCGCCCCGAGCCGGGCTTGCGCAGCCATCGCGTCATTGATTTCGTCGTTCGCGTAGCCGAGCAGATTCGAACCGAGCCCGCAGATGAAATCCGTGTAGCGGTTCCCGGCCCTATCCCAGACGTAGCAGCCCTTTCCTTTCGTGAGGTGCGTCGGATAGACGCCTTTGACGAAAGACGAGGGGCGCTTGGAGTTAGTCAGAGCGCCGTGCGCTATCGCCTTTTCAGCGCGTCCGAGGAACTGCGAATCGAATGCGGGCTTTGCTTTCATATGCGGTGCACGTTCGCCCCGAAGAGTGTCGCTGCCGTCTCTAGTGCTCTGTCCACTTTTCCGGCCTCGTTCTCGACGCTTTGGAAATCCGCTTCGGTATCAATCGATAGCTTCATCGCCGAGAGGTCTAAGGAACTCACGATGGCGCCCCGTTTCGCCCATGCCGGTGGCGCACGTCTCGCGAGAGTCGTTACGTGTTCGCGGTCACTCGCATCTTTCGCTGACTCATGGAGCCACGTGAGAAGACGCCTTGAAATCACTTCACAGTCGTAGCCGTCCGGTGCCGTCCTGCACCTTTCGTCGACGTTGGATAAATAGTCGTACTCGTTCGTCGTCGCAATATTCACGTGGCGGACTATCACCGACGGCGGAAGTAGCGGGCAATCGCCGGTGACGCGCACAATGTAGTCAGCGCCCGTGTGGTTTGCGAGGTGGTGGTACCGGAGCAACACGTCCTCCTCACCGCCCGGTGCCGAGAGGGTGGGGAGTTTCAATTTCGAAATGATCGGGTCGCCTGGCGGTGTCAGCACCGACACGTCGCACACGACGATGCCGTAGCCTTCCATGCGGGCGTTCAATCGTGTGGCCGCAGCTCTCGCCGATCGGAACACGTGCTCTACGACCGGCCGTTTCCCGAGAAGCCTCAGCGACTTTTCTGGCAATCGCACGGAACCCGAACGGGCCTGAATGCCGATAGAGACGATTTTCCGGCTAGCGACGAGCGCCAAAAGCCCTCACCTTCTCGTGAATGTCGATAATTACACTAAACGACTGGTGCCTGCCCGAAAGCCAGTCCTGCACCTCTCGAATGTAGGCACCGTCCATATCGGCAATGTTGAGCATGTGCCCGTTGATGACGCAGTTCCACACGGGCGATGCTTCCGATAGCCGCACCGGGCCTTTCGCTAAAGCAATGGTCTGCAGGCAATCCCATGTGAGCCCGTCGTTTCCGTGGCGGAAGTAGTCGTAGAACGACGGCTCCTGTTTTGTTCCGATAGCCAGGTGTCGGTACTGCATGACGAGGGAGAGAGGGACGCCATTCGCTTCGGGTTCCAGCGCTTTCAGAGCGTCGACGTCTTTCGAGAACGGCTTCTCGACGAGGATGGGAACGCGCCAGCCGAGGTACCGCCGCACTTGGTCAATGTGAGTGTCGGTCGGCGTGGCCAATATAATGCCCGAAAAAGCGGCCGGCTGGACGCTCGGATCGTCGAACGTGGGCTCGCCCCATATCTCATCGACGCGCCGGAAATCTTTCCCGAGATACTTGAGAATCGCCTGGTACCGTTTGCCCTGGGCGCCCTCAGACCCGACGAGGAGAATCACATGAGCCTCCTGACGATCGGCTTCAAAAGCTGAAAGAGCTCGTCGTCGGTGAACCGTGCTGCGCGGTGCGAATAGACTTCCTCGCCCTCATGCTCGGTGCGAAGGCACTCCGATAGCTTCTCCCCCGGCCGCACCCCGACATGGCGCGTCTGGTAGGAATGAATATTCATGCACGAGGCGACCGCCGCAGCGATTTGTGTAACGGACGCCATTTTCATCGTGGGGATTTTGAGCCCGCCACCGCCGGCCGCTGCGGACAACACGAATGAGGCCGCGTCCTCCTGCGTTATCCAGAACCGCGTCATTTGAGAGTCGGTGACGGACACCGCCTTTTCATCTCGCAAGGACCGGACGAATGCCTCGACGACGGACCCCCTGGACGCGAGCACGTTGCCGTAGCGGCAGACGACGTTGTTCGGGTTCCGCAGCACGAGCCGCTCGGCGATGCCTTTCGACATGCCGTAGGCGTTCACGGGATACGCCGCCTTGTCGGTGGAGGTGAGAACGATGCGCGGGATCCCGAGCATCCGCTGCGCGTGCAATACGTTCTCCGTGCCGAGGATGTTCGTTTGTACGGCCTCCTCTGGGTTCGCCTCCAATTGGTCGACGTGTTTGAGGGCTGCGAAGTGGTAGATGAGGCCAACGCCGCGCGCGGCCTCTACGAGCCGGTCACGGTCCCGAACGTCACCGAGATAGAGTGTGAGCCGCTCGTGACGCGGGATTTTCGCTTGCTTACACTCGTCTCTGGAAAAGCCGCGGACGGTGCTTCCGTCCTCGAGCAATCGCTCCGCGACGATAGTGCCGAGGGTTCCCGTGATGCCCGTGATGAGTGCGGTCATCGCTTCGGCGACCTCAAAAGAAAGTCGTCGGGGTTAAGTCTCGTTACCGCGACGTAGCCGATTTTCCCGCCGGTGAGGTCGGCTAGGAACTCTCTTAGCTCCTCCGACTGCGGCCTGCGCGGTGGGCGCACCTTACGGAAGAGGACCCACGCGACGAGCGCCAAATTTACGGCCACGGAGACGGCGAGCAATATTTCAGTCATGAGATTTTTGGATGGTAGAGCACACCCCACGTGACTTGCTAGGGTAGGAAGTCACGCGAAGTCGCTGTAGGCTTTGGCGATGACCGCCCCGTTCATCATTGCCGACGTAGGTTCGAACTGGCGCCGCTACAACGACGACGCGAAGAATCTCGAATGCGCCTTGCAGCACATCGACGAGGCCGCGCGTGCCGGCGTATCCGCCGTGAAGTTTCAGCTCTTCACTCACGAGGAGTTGTATGGGGTGCCGGGAGATGACTCATTCGCGCTTCCCGCCGAATGGCTCCCGGAACTCAAAGCCGCTTGCGATAGAGCCGGCGTGGAATTCATGTGTACGGCGTTTTCGGCGGAAGGCGTGAGAGTCGTCGACCCGCATGTGAAGCGGCACAAAATCGCGTCGGCCGAAATGATGCACACGGGGATTCTCGACGCGGTGATAGCGACGGGAAAACCTTTCATCGTATCGACGGGCGGGGCGACTGAGGCGGACGTGCTGGCGTTCGTGGAATATGTCGACGAGCGGGGTGGCGATAAAGATCCGGTCGGGCGGATGTCTATTCTCGAGTGCGTCGCGGCGTACCCTGCGCTACCGGCAGCCTACAGCCTGCGCGAGATGATGCACTGGCGGGAGGCGTGGTCTGACCAGGTCGGCATTTCCGACCACACGCTCTCCCTCGTCGTCGCCCTCACCGCCGTCGGATGCGGCGCGACGGTTTTCGAAAAGCACTTCCTAGCAAGCTTCTTTCCCTTCGACGAGGGCGGCGAGCTCACCGCTACACCGGACGAGCCGCACTCGATAGGACCGATTGAAATGGCCCACTACGTCGCGTCCATCCGCGAAGCATTCCAGGCGATGGGCGACGGCGTGAAAAAGCCGCACGAGTCGGAAGCGAAATTCGTCGCGAAGTCCCGCAGGCTTCCGGGGCCGGATACGTTCCGCCGCAAATGAGGCTCTGTTTCATTGCCAACGCATGCTGCATCTACGAGGAGAAAGGCTTCTCGCTGCTTTCGGACCCCTGGCTCACGCCCGGCGCATTCGAGGGCTCGTGGTTCCACTACCCGCCGATTCAGACAACGCCGGCCCGCCTCGCGACAGTGAGCGCCGTCTACCTCTCGCACCTGCACCCGGACCACTACGACGCCCGGACCATGCGGGAATTCCCGCGCTCGACGCCGATAGTCACGGTGAAATCGAAAGTGAACGTCCTCGAGCGAATGCTCCGTGACGAAGGCTTCACCGACGTGCGCTCGTTGGAACCGGAACGGGAGCACGCGCTCGGGCCTTTCCGTCTCGTCCCGCACGCGCCATTTGAGAAACACCCGTTCCACGACTGCGAGATAGGAAACGTCATCGATTCGGCACTCCTCGTCCGGGGCGAAAAGCACTCGGTCCTCAATACGAACGACAACACGCCGAGTCTCGAAGCCGCGCGGAAGCTGCGACTGCGTCACGGCAAAGTCACCGTAGCGCAGCTCAACTACAACGCCGCAGGCCCGTACCCCGCGTGCTTTCCGCGTATCGACCGGGAAACGGAACACCACCGCGTCATCAGCCGGAACTTGAATCACCTGGCGGCCGTCTCGGAAATCCTCTCCCCCGAATACGTCATGCCGTTTGCCGGGCAATACATCCTGGGCGGCGAGCAATGGGAGAAGAATCGCGTTCTCGGCACCACGTCGCCGGAAGTCGCAGCCCGCACCGTCCGGGACTACGCGATTCCCTTGCTCCTGAACGAAGGGCAATGGATAGACCTCGAATCCGGCGCCAGGTCGGCACCGTACTGGCCTATCGACCCCGTCGAGCAGATGAATTATGCGCGGTCTCTCTCCGATGTTCCCTACCCGCACCACGCGGACGAGGGGGCTCAGACTTCCGAGCTATCGTTTTTCCTGTTCGAGGCCCGAAAGAACCTGTGGAAACATCAGGGCCGATGGAACGCGTTTCCGAATCTGAATCTGTATATCTCGGCCCCCGACGGGACGGCGGCGCACTTTAATTTCAATTCGAAGGAATGCACCTACGGTACGGGACTCGCGAGAGCGAAGCCGTTTCTCGAGTGCTCCATGGACTCGCGCTTACTGCTCCGCATCCTGCAAAGGAAAGCGCACTGGAACAACGCCGAGATTGGGTGTCACATTGATTTCAAACGGGAGCCGGACGAGTACCTACCGGACGTCCATACGCTGATGAGCTACTTTCATGCGTGAAGTGAAAATCTTTCAGCGCCAGGAGATACCCGAAAAGGGCGACCTCATTGGTTGCCCCCGCTGCAAGGAGCCAATTCTCGAGTGCATCGCGACTCCGGCCCTCGGGGACATTATCGGGCCGGCGAACCTTCGGCCCATTGGGCACGAGTTGAATCTCGGCGATAAGTGCCTCTGCCCGCATTGTGGTTTTGCTTGGATGGTGGACGCATGAGTGAAATCCTCCAAGCCGCCATCCAATACGCCCTCCGCGGCTGGCCCGTGGTTCCTCTGCACGGCGTCGATTCCACCGGCCGCTGCGATTGTGGTGCGATGGATAGGGAGACCGAGATTCCCGGATGGAAAAAACACAACCCAGGAAAAGAGCCGTATGAGCCCACGGGACACCGGGCGGCGTCGACGGACCTGAATCAGATTCAAATCTGGTGGACGAAATACCCCAACGCGAACGTCGCGATTCAAACCGGCTGGAAATCGGGCGTCACCGTTCTCGACGTAGACGCAGCGCACGAGGGCGACCCGGAATTCGATGGGTTTCGGTCTCTCGACGCGATGGAACGAAAGCACGGGCCGCTTCCCATGACGCTCATGGCGAAATCAGGGCAGGGCCGGCACTACTACTTTCGCTATCCGCAGGGGTTAGACCTCAGAGGCCGTCGCGGGATGCGCCCCTCGGTGGACGTGAGAAGTGCTGATAACCTCATCGTCGCACCGCCTTCACGACACACGACCGGCGAACAATACACGTGGCTTACGTCATTTGAGGACACACCGATTGCGGTATTACCCCCATGGCTACTAAAAATGATTCAGACAAAAAACCCCGTGCAAAAGCGAAGCGTCGCACGGCCGATGAAGTCGAAAGTGTCGGGCGGGCCGAAGCGGTGGTTTCCGTTTTGACGCCGCCGGATGGGGGCCTGAACGACATGCGCGTCCGTTGCAAATACGACGAGCTCGTCGCCGTCGAACTTCTCACGCCGTATCCGAAGAATCGCAATCAGCACACCGACGAGCAGATAGCCCGCCTGGCGCTGCTTTTGAAATACCAGGGAGTGAGAGCGCCGATAGTCGTAGCCAAATCCTACGGCTGCATCGCGAAGGGCCACGGCACCCTCGACGCGATTCGATTCAACGGCTGGAAACACGCCCCCGTCGTCTATCAGGACTTCGACGACGAGGAGCAGCTTTACGCGTTCGTGCAGAGCGACAACGCGATAGCCGCGTGGGCGGAACTGGATTTGGCGGGGATTAACGCCGACGTCGGGGACTTGGGGCCGGACTTCGATATAGACCTGCTCGGCATTAAGGACTTCACCCTCGACGTGTCCGAAAAGCTCGGCGACCCCGACGCCGTTCCAGAAGTCCCAAAGGTAGCGAAAACGAAGCGCGGGGAGCTGTGGACGCTCGGCGAACACCGCGTCTTATGCGGCGACGCGACGAGCAAGGACGACGTCGAGCGGCTCATGGCGGGGGAGCGGGCGGATATGGTGTTTACCGACCCGCCGTACAACATGGCCGGCGAAAACGATCTTGTTGCGGCGTCCGTAAGTGGAGCGATGAAGCGCCTCAAAGAGTCAGAGTGGGACAAAAACTTCAATCCCTGCGAGGCCCTCGACAGGCTCTATGAAGTTCTCGCTGATGACGTCACAGTTTACGTCTGCACGTCGCATCACCTGGCGGGCCAGATCTGGGAATGGATGAGGGCTTGGCCCAAAGGCAGTAGCTGTGATGGCTACTGCCTTTGGGCCAAGCCAAATCCGATGCCGTCGCTTATGAAGCGGCACTGGACTTGGTCTTCCGAACTCGTTTGCTACGCGACGCGAGGGAAACACACGTTCAATTTTCCCGACTCGGGGCATGCGTTGAATGTGTGGACGTTCACGAAACACTCCGACGGCTCTCATCCGACGCAAAAGCCGGTTGAGGTTTGCGAACACGCCCTCGCTCACAGTTCCCAGCCCGGGCATAGAATCGTAGACCTCTTCCTCGGCTCCGGCTCCACCCTCATCGCCTGCGAGAAAACCTCCCGCCGCTGCTTCGGCATGGAAATCGAGCCGCTGTACGTCGACGTCATCCTCACCCGCTGGGCTACCTTCACCGGCCGTGACCCGGTCCGGGAAGACGGCGTGAAGTGGTCGGAGCTGAAGGCCCTGGACTCCGGTGACGCGGGTGGTTAATCACGTGTCATGGATGCTGCGGAGCGATTTTGGTCGAAAGTAGAGAAGGGGCCCGGATGCTGGCTTTGGACGGCCGGCACGAGCCGCAATTCCCGAGGCAATCGCTACGGCAAATTCGCCATCACACCGACCCGCTCGGTCGGCGCGCATCGCCAGGCGTACCTACTGGCCGTAGGTCCGATTGCTCGCGGGCTCTACGTCTGCCATCGCTGCGACAACACGCTTTGCGTGCGCCCGGACCATCTTTTCCTCGGAACCCACGATGACAACGTCGACGACGCATTCCGAAAAGGCCGCCTGGCGCAGCGGTTCTGCCGGAGCGGTCGCCACGAAATGGTCGGTGACGCAGTTAGAATAGATGCAAGCCCCTCGGCAAAGCGCGGGGCGAACCAACACCGAGCGCCGAAGCGGCGTTGCGAGCTATGCCGAAAGGAACGGTACCGGAAGCGATATGACGAAGGGCGATGGAAAGGGGCCAAAGCCAAAGGGCCGGCCGGAAGCGCCGATAGACGCTGAGCATTTGAAAAAGCTCGCCGAGCGCCAGTGGTCGGTGGTCGAAATCGCCGCATTCTTCGGCGTGAGTCACGACACGATAGAGCGCCGTTTTGCGGAGGAAATCGCGGCTTCTAGGCACAGGGGCTGCGCAAAAATACGTGACCTGCAATGGAAACGCGCCATGGAAGGTTCGGACCGAATCATTATCCACATGAGCGAGCAGTACCTCGGGCAAACCCGAAAGATGGACATCGCAGCCAAAATCTCAGGCGGGTACGGAATCATCGAGCGCGTGGGCGAGGGGAACAAAACCGTCGGTGAAGCCATCCTCTACAAAACCGAAGACGAGCCGTGAGCCGGCGTTCCGGTTCCGCCCGCACTCGCTGAAACAGTCGGAGCTGATTTTTTCGGACTCCGACCTCACGATTGCCGGGACCGGTACTCAATTTGGGAAGTCCGTCGCGGGGGCGCTCTGGATGATTCGCCAGATGCACCAGTTCACGTCGAAGGAAGACAACTTCCTCATTCTTTCCCCGACCTACAAGATCCTTTCCCAATCGGTTCTGCCGTACTTCCTCGATTTCGCGCGGCACATGGGCACGTACCGTAGAGCCGATGGCGTATTCGAGCGCGACGGCGGGGGATTCGTCTATTTCCGCACTGAGACGGATCCGGATTCCATCGTCGGTATTCCGCGCACGAGAGCGTATTGGCTCGATGAGGCGGGGAAAGTTTCCCTCTACTTTCACGAGAACATCCTCGCTCGAGCCGCCTCCGTCGGAGCGCGGGGGCTCTACACCACGTCGCCCTATTCTCGAAACTGGCTCTACAAGGACTACATAAAACCGTTCGAGCGCGGGATGCCCGTAGCCGGCGTGAAACTCATACGCGCCGCATCGTGGGAAAACCCCTACCACTCACTTTCGAAGGAAGAAAACCTTCGCAAGATGCAGGCCTCCATGGACCCCCGCCGCTTCGAAATGCTGTTCGGCGGTGAGTGGGGCAAACAATCAGGCCTCGTCTACGACTGCTTCGACGACGTCGAGAACGTCTGCGAGCCGTTCCGGCTCCCCCGCGGCACCACGTTCTACGCCGGCATCGATTGGGGGCACACGGAGCCGTTCGTTATCGTCGTTCGCGCGGTCACGCCGATGCACGAGCACTATCAGGTCTCCGAATTCTATAAGACCGGGATGACGATTCCCGACCAAATTGCCATAGCGCGGCAGAAAATGCAGACCTGGGGCATTCGGCAATTCTTCTGCGGCCACGAGCGGCCGGAAAATATTCTTCTCTTCAACCAGCGCGGCATTCCCGCTATCGGTGTCCCCGAAAAGGACATCCAAGTCGGGACGGACCTGCACTACGAGCTCCTCAAGACGCGCCGCTACAAAATATTCAAAGGCAGCTCACCGCACTCGCAGGACGAGTACGAAACCTACCACTACCCGGAACCTCAGGAGGTCGGCACCGACGACGACGTCGAGGATGACCTACCCGTCGGTCAGAACGACCACTGTATGTCGGCGAACAGATTTGTTACCCTTAGGACTTGGAGTAACCACTCACGTCTCGCGCCGTTCACACCTACCGAACAAGGCACTGAGAGAAGCGAGACACAAGAAGCGCGAATCAAACGGCTCATGCGGCCCAGTCACCGCACACGCATCGTTCAATGAGGTGACTTATGGGTAAAGGCACGTACGAGACGTTTACGTCGGGAAAAGCCGTGAACATCGCCGACAAGGGCGACGGCAACTACGATACGAAAGACAACGGCGCGGGCCCGATTGAGGTCACGCAAGGCGCCGTCCCGGAAGTTCCGCAGTCGAAGGGCTAAACCATGGCAGACCCGAAAGGTAAGCCAGGGGCGCCGGCAGGCCACGAAACGTTCGATTCGAAAAAGCACGGCGATAAGTCCGTGATGAAATCGGGCGGTTCGGCGGACGCGATGAAACGTCGCATGTCGAAATCCTGCTAGGTGATTTACGCCTATCACTGCGATGCGTGCGGCCACGCGTTCGACGTCGTAAAACCCGCGGCCGAATACAACGCGCCGGAAACCTGCGAGCGGAAAGCTTGCGGCGCTCCCGCGCGTCGTGAGCCCTTCCCGCGGCGGACGTTCCTCCACGGGACGTCGGTACTCGACGCCGAATACAACCCCGGTCTCGGCTGCATCGTAAAGAGCGCCGAACACCGTCGGGAAATCGCCAAAGCAAAGGGGCTCGAGGAAATTGGAAACGAGCCAGCGGAAAGCATCCACAAACACTTCGATACCCGCCGTGCAGAGCAGCGTGAGCGGGTATGGGCCGAGACCACTGAGAAATGGGTCGGTGACGGCACGTGAGTGAAATCTCAGTCCCGTTCCTCTCGGAACACGAATCCGCTGGGAATTCCACCGGGCCGCGCGCGGGCTACAACCCCAGCGAAGAAGAGCGCTCCGTCATTAAGATGGCGGAGGGCATCTACCAGAAAGCGAAACGCTACCGGAAACGCTACGACACGCGGTGGATAGATTTCTACAAAATGTTCCGCGGACGCCAGTGGAAGGAAGTCCGCCCGTCGTACCGCTCGAACGAAGTCCTGAATCTGATTTTCGAGACGGTGCAGTCCATGGTGCCGATTCTCGTCGATAGCAAGCCGAAGCTGGAATACCTCCCGACCGTTCCCGAACAGTACGAGCTCGCCGACATCCTGACGAAAGTCGCAGCCAACGACTGGGACCGGATGAACTGGCTCATGGTGCTCGTAGAAATTATCTACGAGCAGCATTTCTACGGGACGGGCTGGGGGTATGTGGGCCACGACCCGAAGGCCGACATGGGGCTCGGCGCCATCGTTTTCGAAAGCGCGGACCCGTTCTACGTGTTTCCCGATCCCAACGCCCGCGACGTGAACGGACGGCGCACGAACTGCTGGACCACGGCGGAACCCGTCGATCTCACGCAGCTGAAAAAAGACTACCCGGACGTGGCCGAATACCTCACCGCTGACGTCATGGATTTAGCTCAAGGTGATAAGAGCGAAATCTACCAAATCATGTTCAAGTCGCCGGTCGATTCGCGCATCACCGTCGAGGGCGAGAGCGGTGCCGACTCCATGGGACGCGGCGAGCAGGCCTTGAAAATCACCTGCTACATCAAGGACGAGTCCTACGAGGAACTCGAGGAAGCGGAAACCGATTCAGACGGGACACCGCAGCTCGACGACCAGGGCCAGCCGAAAATTCAGTACACGCAGAAACTCAAATACCCGAACGGCCGGCGCATCGTCGTCGCCGGTGGTGTGCTCTGCGAGGACCGAAGAGAAGACCTAGGATTCGACGACGGTCAGTTTCCGTTCGCGCGTCTCGTGAACTACACCCTCCCGCGAGAATTGTACGGCATCAGTGAAATCGAGCCGCTCGAGAGCCCGCAGAAAACGATTAACAAAATCCTCGCGTGCGCTCTGGATTGCCTGCAAATCATGGGCAATCCCGTCTTTATCGTCGACGACACGGCGAACATCGACACCGACAACCTTTTTAATAAGCCCGGGCTCGTCATCGAGAAGACACAGGGTAGCGAAGTGCGACGAGAGCCAGGCGTCGAACTTCCGACGTATGTACTCCCGCTCATCGGGATGTACCGGACGTTCCTGAACGGCGTCTCGGGGCAAACCGACTTGAGTAAGGGCGTCGAGCCCACGAACGTCACAGCCGCTAGCGCAATCACGAGTTTGCAGGAGGCGCAACAAACGCGGCTCCGGCTCAAATCGAAGCATATCGATGCCTTTCTGCAAGACGTGGGGAAACTCTACCTCTCGCGCGTATTCCAGTTCTATTCCGCGCCCCGTGTCGTCCGCATTTCCGGCGATTCCGGAGCGGATGAATACTTTTACTTCCACGTCGAGAAACTCGACGGCGACGACGGCGCCATCCGAAAGGTAGCGCACCTGACGTATCCCGATGGGCGGCGGAAGGAAATTGAAATAGCCGGCGAATTCGACGTCAGAGTCGCGACCGGGACGTCACTCCCCTTTGCGAAAGCGCAAAAGTCGAACATGGCGATGCAGCTCTATCAGCTGCAGGTCATCGACGAGGAAGAGCTCTTAGAAAGCATCGACTACCCGAACGCGCAAAAGGTTCTCCGTCGTCAGCGCGAGAAGAAGCAGGCCATGCAGGCGCAGGCGCAACAGATGCAGATGGCGGGACTCAAGGTCGATTTGCAGAAGAAGTCCGCCGAAGCCGACAAGAATGCCGCGCAAGCGCAGAAGAATTCCGCCGACGCGGAAAAGGCGCAGGTAGAGACGACGCTTGCCGCTTTGGAAATTCAAACCCAGGCGGCAACCCCGCCAATACTTCGAGGAACGAATGGCTGACATGAAGCAAGCACCGCCCGGAGCAGAAGGATCGCCGGAAGAAGAGTCGCAGGAAATGCCCGAGCAGGAATCCGCGGAAGGCGGAGGCGGCGAGGCGTCGGCCGCAATTCAGTCGATTCAAGACGGCTTCAAAAAGCTTTCCGAAATGATGCAGGGAGCGCAAGGCGCCGTGTCCCCGGAGGACATGCAGCTTTTTCAATCAGCCGTGCAAGCGACCGACGCTTTCGTGCAGTCGATTTCGGGCCCCGCGCAGGAAGCCCCGGCCCCCCAGGGTCCGCCTCCGGCCGGCGGCCCCATGGCAGCGCACGCGAACGCAAACGCAAAACCAGTGAGCTACTAGACCTATGCCCGAAGACGTTTCTCCCGACACACGCAGCGACGCGGAACTTGATTCTCTCGCCGACGGCACCGAGATAGCGACGAATAGCGGCGGCCCTTCGATGAAGGAAGCGCCAGCCGACGCAAAGGGAGCCGCCCCCGGCGTCTGGCATGAGGACGAGATTGAGTACGGCGGAAAGAAAATCAAAGCCGCCAGAGAGCAAATCATCAAATGGGCGCAGATGGGCTACGACCGGCCCCAGGTCATGGCGAAATTCAATCAGGAGCGCCAGACGTGGGAGAAAACCGTCCAAGAGAAGCAGGCGGAATTCCAAAAGTACGAGCAGAAGTTCCAGCCGTATCTCGAAATCGATAAGTACGCGGCGACGAACCCCGAGTGGTGGAGTCACGTCATTCAGTCGTGGCAAACGCGCGGGCAACAGCCAGGAGCCGCGGCGCCAGCTGGCGGCGGCGACCCGCGTTATGAGTCGCTCGCACAACGGCTACAGAATTTCGAGCAGATTTTGCCGAAAGTTGAGAAACTAGCAGAGGACTGGTCGACTGAGAGACAGTCCGCAAAACAGCGCGAAGAAGACCAAGCGCTCGACACAGAGATTCAGTCCATCCGCAAGTCACATGCGGATTTAGACTGGGACTCCCCCGACGAGAACGGGAAATCCCTCGAAGTTCGCATCTGCGAGCACGCCGGCAAAATCGGCACCAGCTCGTTTCGTGCGGCGATGAGGGACTTACTCCATGACGATCTCGTCTCGCGCGCCGAATCGAATGGGAAAATCGCTGTTTCGAAGGGTATCCAGAAGAATTCGAAACTCGGCGTCCTAGGCACCTCGCCCACGCCCCAAAGCCGGAACCCG